CTCTGGTTCGACCCACACATGGGTATCTAAAGAGGCCCCTCACCCGGTTCCGGTGAGCTCCTTAGTTTCGACTATTGACCTGTTCAATAGTTCGTCATGTCTCCACAACACATTCCAATGGCGATTTCTCGCTTCGTACATCATGGCTCCAATTTTGAGGTGGTTAATCCCAAAGATTGCTGATGGCAACACTGGTAATACATGTAACGATTAAATGCGCATGATAACAAAATCTGAAGATGTGGTTGAATTAAGTAGTATCGCTGCTGTAGTTTTAAACATCCGGATACCATTAGCTGGGCAAGTAGCAAACCCAACAATGCCACCACCTCCTCCAGTGGTAGCAATTGGGTTGGCAAAACATTGCACAATATATGTACCGGCTTGTAAATTCACAGCAGTCGCAGACGTAGAAAACATCCCTGGAACATTTCCAGTAATAACGCTGCCAGCTGCAACACCAATGCTAGCGTTAGATGGAAGTCCAGTGGTTGCTGGTCCAGCTTGCCTCAGATACAATTCAAGATGATACTCTACTTCTATGTACCCTTGGGAATTAGTATCATCGCATCCTTCTGTGCCAACAAACAAAGTTCCGTAGTCATAAGTCTTCAGATCAGTGCCTGCCACATAGCCGATGCGAGTGTACAAATCCTTGGCTACCAAAGGAACATTAAGATCAAAAATCCTCCATGGCGCTCCATCTACAAAGTTCGAGTTCTTGGTGAGCTCAGAACTTGAAATGGGAGGATCATCTAGAGGATCATAATCGAAAGCCATGACAATGTTTCCATTGGCAAGGGTTCCTTTGATATTTTTGTAACGAAAGACAAGCTTGTGAAACTTGTACTTTTCGAAAGATGAGGCAATTCCTGACAACCATGGAAACATGGTAGCCAGCCCGGGATTAACGGGAAATGCCCTCACCTGTGAACTCGTAGAGCCAGCAATGGTTGCAAATCGCTCCGTCTCCTTAAAATGGACCGAACTCGGCCTCGCACGAGAGGACGATTGGTTCATAGACAAAGGAGCGATAACCACTTCCTGGTTCTGGTTCTTACGCTGCCGCAAGGTTTTCATACCCGCAACCTGAATCTTCTTTTTGCCGACGGTAGTCATGATTATCGAATAACTAATAGTTTAAATAGAAAAATACCCACCATAGATATTCCCAAGCAGTTTCGGATTGTGCGCATCCAGCACGCTTACCGACTCCATCCACAGAGTCCGGGTAGGTTTCGCGTAGTGGAACTGGATTTGCGCATACTGCTTTTCCAGAGTAATCTGGTCATCTGGTAGCACCCCGAATGCCTTCCAGAAACTGACTCTCTGATCGGGGCCAACTGGTAATTGCCTGTATTCCAGTCCTCCCCTAAGCCTCCACATTCCTGATTCAACTAGACCTCCGACAGTCTGAATGTGAACGGCTTTACGCTTGCCAAGGGTAGGGAACATACCGTAAAACTGCTCCCAAACGGGTATCCCTGCTGTCAGGGCACGCCCTCCCTCGTGCATGCAATCGCACCATCTGTTAAAAACGCCCTCACTTGAGATGTCGCAATTTGCTGTAGTGTCTTTCGCTATAGCAGCATGTGGGTCCCTAACCATCACCCAGTTCTCCCCGTTCCACACGGGCTGAGTTTGGCAGAAGACAATCTTCTCAAATACATCAACAGGCTCTTCAACAGCCATAGAAAAACCCATGTCTTCAAACCACGAGTCCAATCCATTGGCGAATGCAGCGTATGAACATCGCTCCATAATGATGATGCAATCATCACCATTGTTGGCGAGGCGGTAGTGGTCGATACCACAATGAGCCATGTATGCGTAAATCATAGCGCACATAGACAAGCAGTTTCCAGATGAAGTGTTCATATCACCACTCATGC